CCAATCGCCTCAATCGTCTGTACGCCAAAGCATATGCTCACAGATGGACTCACATCATGTCTATGTGTAAGGCAATCATCGACAGCAGAGGCGTGTAATCATGGAAATCCAGATACTAGTATACTGTTTCATCAACACACCTATTGCAAGAATAGATAATGTTTCATTCGCTTACACAATCTACACATCGAAAGACCATGTCAGTGATATAACAAATCAGGATGTAGAAAATGATGTCCGAAACCGCACAAAACTAGACATTGATATCATTAGCTGGGAGATATATTAATCACAATCACCACAATCATCGTCTAGGGTTACATACTCGTAAACCTCGTCTGTCCCTGTCAGAGGGTTACTACATTATCCGATGGACTATCTATCATGGATACACGCAAAATGTATCCTAGACCTAACCTCGTTAAAATAAAGATATAATCTAACACCAATCAAGGAAACAACCATGAACATGTTAATCAAATCACTGCTTACTACAAATCGAGTAGGCGACCCTATGTATCAAGGAAACAACATCACAAGCCATGATATCTTGCCAATCGAATTACCCGATGAAGTGTGGAATCTAAATTATCGGCCATACATCACTTCAAGGATTGTGACACCCCGTTACTACATTGATGATAAAGGCGGAATAGACCATGAAGATGATGGATACTGTGAAACCGGTGTCGATACAACGTTAACCATTGAAATCGATAACACTGCCAACTGTGCTAGACACCCTGACCCTAGATTTACAAAAGAATATCTATGGGAATTCACCTTTGTTAACATGGATGAAGCTGATGTATTGGTGAATCTGGCCTCATTAATCAAGAAACACGGCAGTCTAAGACGTGTGATAACCCTCTTCTGTCTACATTGTAAATAGCAGTTACGTCGAAGACTAGATGGAGTCTTCTCCACTCTTATCGAAGGGGGGGCGCCCCCTCATATCCTGATTACACAGCAGCAATAGACAGATAGATAGCCCTACCACTCATCATATCGGAAAGAGAGATAATGTGTATCACCTTTGTAAATAGGGTGAGTGGTGGTGTATAATGTATCTATCAGAGACACCGGGGTATGTGTGTCATAGGGTAAGGGGTAGGGCCCAAAGGGCTTCAGTGTCTAGCCGTAGACTGCATAGACGAAGTACGGGCCCAGAAAAAACGCTAAAAAAATTACTCCTCCGAAAAATCAGAGACATTCAACTGTTGTTCTAATACTTCAACATCAGCAGCGACTGCCATGCCAAGCTCGAGTAATTGAATGGTGCGTTTTGCCAGTTCTTCTCTAAAAGCCTTAGCAGTTTCTAGACTTCTATTATCAAAGTAAGCTTCATATATGTCTGGGTCAGTGACCTGCCAGACAGCGTTTTCGTCAGTATCCAATGGATTACCAAATGGGTCTCTATAGTCTGCCTCTACTAGTGGATGAGTTTGCATTTTTCTGATTTGGTTGTTACTTAACATTGTAAAGTCCTGTTGTTTTATGATATAGGTTAATTCCTATAGTTATATTATAACTTTTTTCTAAGAATTTTACACGAATAAAAGAATTAATTATAATTGGCCTATATATATGTTCATGGCAGAACTGGAGAATTATCTCCACATTACATTGGAGAAAGAATGCGATATTGGATGAGTGGTAACAAAGAAGACCGTAAGTGGCAACGAAAGCATTGGACAACAGGTGACCCACAGTTATTTGATTATGTTGCAGTGCAGAATGGATATCATTATGACCCTTTCAATTCTGATAGTGAAGAAGAAGAGAGGAAGCGTAATAAGAGGTGGGACCAATTAGACGAGTTAGATGCTGCGTTGATGAGGTTGAAGCCTGTGCTACGTGAAACTGTTGAGTGGTATTATAAGGAAGGCAAGACATATCAGTGGATTGCAGATAAACATGGTGTTGCTGTCAGTACTTCTTATAAGCGCTTGAATCGTGCTTTGGAAAAATTAAGGGGTATTATAAGCGGTGGTGATTCAGAGAAGAACCAAGCAATAGGTGAGGAGAATTAATTATGGATGAAAAGAAAAAGAAAGCGATTGCTCGTAAGTCATTAAATTATAAGGCTGGATTAAAGAAGGCTATACATGCAGGTGACTTAGAGGGTGTTATTAAATCAGTTATGTTATTGGCTGTTAAGAATAATGGTGAGCAAGACTGGAAGATGTCACCTCGTACATTTATGGAATTATGCCAAGTACTTATCAAGTATCGTGAGACCTTTGGAAGCGACGAAGGCTTTGGTGATATCTTATCAGTCCTTCAAGGTGGGATAGAAGATTGATTAGTTGGCATAGCATCCATGGGAGAGGAGGAAGAATGGATACAAGAGATGAGTTGTTAAAGTTAAGTCATCAAGAGTTGCTTCAGTTATTTCTAATATTAGAGATGAAGAGCCATGAGTTTGAACGAGACTTATATGATGCAATCATAATGATAAGGAGTCAACGTCGATGAAGATTCCAAAAGAGTTACTACAGCGGTTGCGTGATAATCCACGTGACTTCTTTAAGTTTTTAAAAGTGTTTGACAAACAAACCAATACCCTTGTGCCTTTTGTTATGAATGACGAACAAGAAGAGTTATTGGAAGCACTCCTCACACATAAGAGAATCGTTGTGTGCAAGGCTAGACAGATAGGTTGTTCAACTCTGTTAAGAGCATATTTTTTATGGAGGACCTATGTCCAATCACAACCCACCAGACACGCCATCATCTCATACACAAGAGACAGTGCAGACCACTTGCACTCCATCGATAAGTCCTTCTACTTCAGTCTCCCTAAGCCCCTCCAACGAAAGCTTAAGAAGTCAAGTGCAAGAACATTACAATTCACAGATACAGAGGCTGAGCTGCGAAGCTTTACCGGTGGCGGTAAGGGAGGAGCAACTCGCTCTTTTACTTTTGCTTCGGCTCACATCAGTGAATTTGCGTTTTTTGATAACCAAGATGAACTCCTTGCAAACACAATTGCATCAGTTGGTGAAGGCCAAGTCATTATAGAGACAACAACCAATGGACCAGGTGATGCTTACCACAGATTATGTATGGCTGCACCGCGTAATGGTTGGCATGTTTGTTTCTTTCCTTGGTATCGCCATAAGAATTATAAGAAAAAGTCGATGTTTGGTCAGAATGGTGTGCCTAAGATGACAGAGCCTGAAGTACGAATCATGCAAGAGTGGGACTTACAGAAGCAGCAGATGTATTGGCGAAGAACACAAATCTCTACCATGGGTATAGAAAAGTTTAAGCGAGAGTTTCCAACGACAATGGATGAAGCTTTCATGACCTCTTCAGACGTTTACTTTCCTACTGATGTTTTAGATGAAATGGACATTATGGATATTGGAGGGCCTGATAAGTGGTATTGTGAGGGATTGAAGGGTGACAGTTTTAGTATGGGTATCGATGTGGCACAGGGTACGGGTAATGATTATAGTACGATATCAATAGTGTCTAAGACAACCTTGCAGCCTGTGTATCATTATCGTTCTAATACAGTATCGCCTGCAGATTTTGCTGAGAAGGTATGGGAGGTTTACTGGGAGTTCAATGAGCCTTATACTATCATTGAGGCGAATGGACCGGGTAGTTTAGTCTTGTATCGTTGTAGAGAGTTTGGCATGAGAAATTTGTATAAGTCAGCAAAAGGTGGTGACTGGAATACAAGAAAGGAAAATAAATTGGCTATTTATGACCACGTGCGTACTTTACTATGTGATGGTCAAATATCCTGCTTGGAGAGCACACTGTGGTCAGAGTTAAGAAACACTATAACAAACGAGGGTGGAGCCCCCAAGCATCCAAAAGGCCAGTGCGACGATATGGTAATTTCATTTTGTTTAGCTCAGTGGGGTGCAAAGTTAAAGCCGGCACCGAGTCTATACGAAGTTAGAGAACAATTAATGGAAGATTTTATTATGAAGACCAAAGCACGTCGCATTAGAGCCAGAGGACCAATACCTTTTAGAAGAAGAGGACAAAAATAATGGCATATACTATTAAACCACAAGACATCAAAACAATCTGTGAATTCCACGACCGATACTGGGAAGACAAAGAACACACAATGTTTCAATACAAATGCGCCTACGAAACAGATTTCTGGGAACGCAACCGTCTAGACAGTGACATGCAAATTGTCATCCAAACCTCAGACGCTTACGGCTATATTGAAAGTTACATTGCATCACTCTTTGCTCGTAACCCAGGTGTCATCGTTAAATCAGACATCCGCGGAACAGGTAACCCACGTAAAGCACAAGAACTCGTTAATGATTTCTTAATAGGACACAGAGCAGCGATAGAAGACGCTTCTCGTCTTGCCTTAATTTACCCTATGTCATTTATGAAGATGATGCCTGTGGATAACCCAGACATCTTTAAACGTATGGATATTATGGCACTCAATCCTTGGGATGTTATTTTAGATAGAGATGCTATTCGTTATGAAGATATGCGTTA